AAACCTTTTTTCATAAATAAATCAAATTTTTTATTAGCAATTTCTTGTATAACTTGAGATCTAGATTCTGGTAAATCTTCTACTAACATATTGCTTCTTAAACCTGTAGGATCAAAAAAGTTATCTTCTTGTGTTAAAGATATTAATTTATCATCATATAAAACTTTAGCATGATAATTAGGTTTTCCTTCTTTATTAAAAGTTCCAGTAGGTTCTATAATTAAATTTTTATAGTTTTCATCTATAACTCTTTTCATAACATCAGAAATATTAATTGGCTTTTGTTCTTTACCACTTGGGCCAACAGGATCAAAACCAAATCTTTCTATTTGTTCTTCTATAGATAAATTTTCTTTTAAATAATTTGCTTGTGCCATTAATGCAGAGTCAAAACCTTGACCAGTAAATCCAATTTCTTTTTCAAAACCATGTTTAATCATGCTTACTTTACCAGTACCATTTAATCTAGTAGCTGAATAACCTTGTTTATTCATTGAATGTAAAGCTTGTATAGATGCTTTGTAAAATTGTTCTTTACCTTCATCTGTTGTAATATCTATATCGCTATTACCATTAATATAAGCTAATTGTGTTTTAATATTATTTAACCAAACTTGTTGTACTTGTGGTGTCATATCTAAACCTTTATACCAAGCACTTGTGCTTTCTGGTATAAACATATGAGAAAACTTATTTTGTTTTTTATTAAATATTTTTTTTAACCACCAAGTATCTGTATTTATATCTTGCATTTCAATAGTCCATTTCATGTTATTGATTGCAACATCTAAATTATTATCAATGTTAGTAGATACTTTATTATAATTTTCTTCTAGATTACCTTGATTTCCTACTATTTGATTTAATTTTTCAACAACAACTTCATCAGAATCCATAGCACTTAAACCCATTTTATCTGCTGCATTATAAATATGTTCATTTTCAATTGTTAAATAAGGAAACATATCTTTTGATTTTATAAATTTATACAAAGAATAATTTTCAAAAAAATCTTCTTTCATTCCTGGTGTTTTAAAATTAACATTATAACTTTTATTAATTTTTTTTAATACAGCTGTTGGTTCTATATTTTGATTTTTATATAATTCCATAACTGTTGCTAAATCTGGATTATCAATATCAGTTATATTTTTATCATCTATTCCATATCTTCTAAGTAAAGCAGTTTTAAATAATTCCATTTGTTCATTATCTTCAAACTTATCAATAACTTCATAATCTAAAGCTTTGCTTACTAATTCTTGTACATTAATATTTTTATTAACTATTTCTACAGCTCTATCAAAATCTGTATCAGAAATACCTGGCAGATTATTTATTACATAATTAGTTGCATTTGCATTTGCACCATTAGCAAAAATGTTAACATCTAATGATGAACCACTAGCTTGTAATCCATCAAGATTATATTTTATTTTAGCACTTTTTAATCCATTAATATTTTTACTATTATAATCATCATATAATGATTTAACTTTAGTTATTATTTGAGATCTTTTAAATGGATCTGTAATATCTTTAGCATATTTTTGAAATATAGGATTATCAACATTATCTGGTGTTACAGGTAAATTATCTTTTCCTGCAGCGTAATCTAAAAAATATTTATTACCATCTACATCTCCTAATTTTTTTATAATATTAAATACTCTTAATGTTTCTAAATCTATAATATCATTATCTAAATCTTTTTTTAATTGACTACCACTATATCTATTAGTTCCAACAAGAGTAGTTTCTGCACCACCATAATTATGATTTAAAGTTTTTAATAAATCATTTCCAATAAAACTATTTACATCTAATCCTGTTAAATCTGGACTCATACTTATGGTTTCTAAATGAGATCCTGCATCTACCATTGTTTGATCTTTAGTTAAATTCCAACCATCTAATGCTTTTTGATCTTCTAAAGCATTATAATTAGTTGTAGCATAAGACATATTAGCTAGATTTTTTTGTGCTAATATATTTTGTGCAACATTTTTAAAAACTCCTGGCGTATTTGCTAAAGTAGTTTGAGAATAACTGTCTATTGCATTTCTCATTCCATCTGGATCAAATTTAAATTTATCTTTTAATTGTAAATAATGATCTCTTGATTGTTGGTTAAATTGAAATTGCCAATTAGCACTTGCATCAGCTTCAGCTTTTTTTCTAAATGAATCTATAGCTTCACTAATAGGTTTTGCTATTTGTGCTGCTATATTAGTATCTGCAAATTTTGGAATACCAATATTATCAGCTACACTTGCTTTTAAATTAACTTGTTTTTTTGCTTGTTTTAATGCCATAGTTACTCCGTTTGTCCTGGATCAAGAGGATCATAATAATTATCATACTGTCCTCTTGTTTTATATGATTTAGAATAAGCTGCTGTTTTAAATCCTGCTGATGCTATACTTGCATATGCTCCAAACTCTTGAGCTTTACCCATAACTTTAGTTGAATATATTTGTGATTGTAATTTAGATTCACCTCTAGCTGTATTTATTTTAATATTAGATATATCTTTTTGTGCTATTCGATCTATTTCAGATTGAGTAGATAAAAAACTTCTACTATCATCATTATAACCAGAACCTGCAACTATAGCTCTATTTTGTTTTCTTTTTCTTCTAGCTTCTTCTAATACATCATTAGAATCTTGCATTCCTTTTAACTGATTATATTTTCTTTCAGTTTCATATTCTCTTATAATTGCTTTATTTCTAGCTTTTTGTGCTTGAATACCTTGATAAGTACCAACAGCTTGTACAGCAAAACTAGCAACAGCTAATGTAACAGGATCAGCACTCATGCAAAAACTACCTCCACACTCATTCCTAAAATTTTAATTGGTAACGGATCATCTTGAGATAATGTTACTGTTGGACTTTTACTATAACCTAAAAAGAAAAATTCTTTTTTATCTGTTACAGGTGTTAAGTCAGAACCACCAGTGAAGTTAACTTGTTGGACTACTAAAGATTTAGAGGTTGTGTCTGCAGCTTTGACAGTCAAATCTAAAGCAGAATTAATATCAATGATGGCTCTTGAGATTCTTCTTGGTAACCCAGTTAATGGGCCTTCTGGTAATTCTTTATCTATCGGCATAGTTTCAATAACAGGTGTATAATTAAATCCAATATTCACTCCAGTTGCTCTTGGTGAATTAAGTGTAATAGTATCTGATCCAGTAACAGTAAACGCACCTAATGAACTATTACCTTCTACTGCATTTATAGATTCATTTGTATATATTCCATTTACAGAATGTAAATATCCTTTAACAATTGTTACTACAGCATTATCAGCTGGAGTTGCTGCTAAACTTTGATCTAAGTTAAGATCATAAGATCCACCACCATTATTAGTAACAGCTTGAATAGTATATTCAGTAGCATTTCCTGCAATAGTAAATGTTTCATTAATTTGTGGATCAGAAGTAAATCCATCTATTTTTATTACAGCTCCTGTTTGGCTTCCACCTTCTACTAATGGTGTTCCCCTTTGACTAACTGTTGATGTTGTTTGCATATCTAATGTAATACTATCATCATCTCCAAATTTTTCTAGTGTATATACTGTAGATCCATTTAATTGTCTTTTAACAATACATACTAAATATTCATTTAATGTAATTACTGATTGATATAAATCATTTTCTTTAGTTGTCCAAAGACTCCATCCTGCTATTTTTTCATCTCTTACAGAATGAAAGATTGCCATAGTTCCTGGTAGTGTACTACCATTATTTAAAAAAAACGCATACTGTTCTGGTCTAGTAAAGTTACCTTTTATAATAGCTACTTGTTTAGGATTGTCTATTAAATGTTGTGCAAGTATAGATACCGAAGTTGATTTATAACCATCTTCAATATCAGAATAAATAAATTCTCTAACAGCTTTACCATTTTTTTGAACAAACCCTGCTGCTTGATCAAATATAATAGGAGCTGTTCTACTAATACCATACGCTGTTTGTCTTAATACAGACACATTACCAGGAGTAATAGTATTATCATTTGCTCTTGGAATATAATATTCACCACCATCTGTAAAAATTTGTAAGTCTTTACCAGACAACATATGTCTAACTTCATTAACTTCTGCACCTGCAATATCTAAATCGATAGATTCATCAGCTTCACCTGTTCCTACATCAAAATTAAAATACTCAGATATTCTAGAAGCTAATACACCTGCTGGTCTAGATTTAAGACCACCTAACCAAAGTCTGTTATTGTGAAAAGTAACAGCTTGTGGGTGTCCTCGTCTTGTAGAAATAGTTTGTTCAGCCCAATTAAAATGAGGGCCAGTACTTCCTGTATCTTCAATAACTGTAACAGTAACTTGTGTTGCAGAAGTAAAACCAGTTATTTTAACTTGTTTAGCATTAATTTCTAAATGATCACCTACTTGATTACTTGTAAAGGCATCTGCACTTGCAGTAACAGTTCTACCTGTTCCTGTAGCGTGAGAAGATAAAGTAACACTAATTCCACTATCAACATATTTATAAAAAGGTTGCAAACTTCTATTTGCACCACTAACACTTATTGTATCATCTTCATCAAAAGCAAAAGCTGATACTGTAAATGAACTTGCAGATTCTCTAAATAATCTTCTTGTTTCATTATCTCTATGTGTAATAAAAATAGTATCACCAAATTGAGCATAATTTAATTCAAACAACTGAGCTGTAGTCCAATTACAATTAGTTGTATAATTAGATACTATTGCAGTACCACTAATACTATAAACATCCATTCTTTGATTAGATAAAACAACAATAGCTATTTCATCATCAGAAAATACAAAAGGAATTAATCTTGATTCAGCAGGTAATGTTGCAAGATAAGTAGTACCTGGTCTTCTCATTAAACCACCTTCTGCTAATAATGCAAAATTTCTACATTGTTTAGCACCATTTGCATAAGCAGGTGTATCTATTCTATTAGCTAATAATGGGTTAAGCTCTCCAGAAGAAAAATTGGTTAATACGGTTTTTAATGTTCTTGCCATTATACATCAGTTCTCGTAGAGTTTCTTAGATTAATAAATCTAGAAGTATCTAATTTTCTTGTAGTTACTTCTGCTGTATCTATATTTTTAGATATTAAAAACTGTCTATCAGACATTTGTTTAAATTGATTTATCATTCCTGCATCTCTAGCAACCGAACCTGCAAATAAAGAAGCAAGTTCATATTCTAATGCTAATCTAAAATGAGCTGGAAAATAATCTTCTTCTACTCTGTAAATGTAATCTAATACTAAATTATGATTTGCACCATAAGTATTTACATAAATCATATTCTTATATCTTGTATAAGGAATAATATAATCATTAACTGTTAATGTATTAATTTGTAATACTCCAGGATCAGAAGGTAACTGATAAGCATATTCATATCTTCCTACTGGAGCTGTTGATAATAATGATAATGTTTTTTGATTAGTTGCAAACTTCCATCTATGTCTAGTTAAAGAAGATTGTACAATGTCTTCATAAACATTAGAAGCAACTAAAGCTTCTGTAGATCCATCTGTAAAAGAAGATATAGGTTGCGCTCCTATCATTACTAAAGCTCTTGCACATATATCTACTTTTGATGTCGCCATATTTTATAAAATTAAATTAATTGAGGGCGAAATTAATCGCCCCCAAAATATCTTTAAACGATTATGATCCGTTTACGACAGTTACTGTAGCAGCACCTGTTGCAGATGACACTACAAGAATGTCAACTGTTTGAGTACCACCATTTGAACCAACGCAAAGAATAATATCATTTTCTTTTAAGTTCTCAGTTGCTGAGTTGAAGTAACCAGAAGCAGCTATTGTAGCAATAGCATCTCCATCTGTATAAAAGAATACAGAGTTACCACCAGCTTCAGCAATCTTTTTGATTGGGTTTGCAGTTTCGTAAGCCATATATTCTCCTTATTCAGCACATTTCTGAACTCTAATACCATCAGTATCAATTAATGTACCACCTATGCTTAGCATAGAAGTAATTAAATGAGAAACTTTTTCTGGTATGTAGTTCACTTCGGTTTTAACATCAGAACCAACTCCTAAGCCTAATGATGATTTGTGGAAAGCCACAGTATGTCTATCAGTAGAACCAGAAGTTTCTAGTCCACTGTGTACAAACCATAAGAATCCTAACCATCTTTTAGCAGTCATTCCTCCAGCATATGGAAGCTCACCTTCGCCTACATATTCAACTCTAGAGAATTGATCTAGGTTAATTAGATCAGACCATTGTTTTGGTCCTACTACCCAGAATCTTTGTTGGTCATCTGGTACATCATTGGTATTGAAAAGTTCCATCATAGCTTGAGCTTTTCCTAAGTTCATACCAGTACCTGTTCCTGATGAGTTGTTTGCAAGTTGAGTTGCACCATCCATAATACCTGTAAGTACGCTATCAGTTTTTCTACCTAAAGCATACGCAGCAGATTGTGCTACTACTTGTCTTTCGTCAATGTTAACCTTTAACTCGTCTAGCTTGTCAACGTAATCAGCTGCATAGTAATCAGTTAAAGTTGCTGACACATTGCTGTGTGAAAGATCCATTGCAACTACTTCAGCATGTCTTGCTTTAGTGTTTGCAGATCCTTTTGCAACTTTCTGAAACTTAACAGATGATCCATTAACGCCATTCACAGTTCTTACAAGGTTCTTTAATTTTGAACCCATTCTTTGGTAAGCCATATGAACTTCTGCTTCAAACTGAGTAATAAAGGCATTTGTTATTGATGTTGCCATTTTATTGTCCTTTGTTTGTTGTTAAGTTACGTTTGTTATCCGATTATCTTACAAATGCAGTGGTTTGTTATCCAATTAAGGGCAAACATTAAACATTTTTAAGGTCTTGATATAGAAATAGATTTGTTTAATTATTTAAACAACGCACAATTACATCCATATTTTAGGAATAGTAATTACTTCTCCAAATTCTAAATTACCTTTTTTATCGTAGGAATATGTACCAAACAATGTAATATATTTTTTGGTTTCTTTGTATATCCACATTTGACTAGATACAGCTTTAGCAGGTTCATGATCATCCATATCGGATTTACTTACCCAACCTGTATCACTAATTGCATCTAGCCAATGCAAATCTTTTTTAAGTTTTTTATACTTAAATTTACTTTTTTGTTTGATATGCTTTTTCATACAACTCTGTTACACGTTTAACATAACCATCATCTCTTTTGTTAGAATCATAATATCTAGGATCATTCATCATAGATTTAAGATCTACTAAATCTGGAGTAACAGATACTTGTGTAGGTGTAGTAGGCATAGGACTATCTTTAGTCATTTTCATAATTTCTTCTATTGCCTTAACACCTTCAGCTGTTGAAGCTACACTTGAAAAAGTATTATAAGCTTCTGGTGATAAATTTTTTTTAGACCATAGCTCAGCAGCTTCAACTCTTTCTTTAGAGTTGTCACCTAACTTTTCCATTTCAGCATTAACATCTGGTAAAGTTGCCATTGCATTATCAATAAATACTTTAACACCTTCATCAAATTGTTCTTGAGATAAACCATTTTGTTTAGCTGTATCTTTCCACCATTGTACTATTTCCATATCATCTGATACAGATACATCTACATTTTCTGGAAGTTCTGGAACATTAAGATTATATTCTTCTGGTACTTTACCAAGTCTTTCTTGTTCCAAATCTTGTCTAACTTGTTTAGACAGATCTTCTGTTCTTGAGCCTAGTTTCTTTTCAAGAGCATTATAACTTGAAGCTAAGTTTTCTAAATTAACTTCTTTTCTATCAGCATCCCAAAATTTATCTTGTACAAATTCTGGCTTATCACTAACAGTTTGCTCTTGTGCTTCTGTGGTGATTGGTGCTGTTGCATTATCATCTACCATCTTTTTCTCCTTTTTTTATTCTTGTTTGTATTACAGCTGTTAGGAATCTCATTCCTTCTAAATGAAACAATCCATTGCTATCTATATTAGGACCAGCAACTGCTTCAGTTGTAATTGATTTAATATACTCAAGAATTTTTTTTCCATCATCATTCTTAAATACACCTGCAAATATTTTATTAAGATTACGTTCTTCTTCTTCTGTTCTTACGTAACCATCAATAGATTTTGCAGGAATTGGTCTTTTTTCTTTAAGTCCATCCCAGCTCATTATTGAGGTATTTCTCCTTCTTTAGGTGCAGTTTGTAACTGACTAATCTGTTGTACTATTTGTCTTTGTTCTTCTTCATCACGAATAAGTTTTTCAGGCAAATTCATTTTTTCAGCTAGATACTTAGCAGTTTCATTTTGATTAACAATAACATTAATCATTTGTGGGCCAAAAGTACCTGCAATAATTTCATTAAATCTATTTACATCAGAAACATCTTGCATGTGTTGAGCTTGAGCTAATGGAGATCTAGCTCCTATTTTAACTTCTCTACCATTAACTTTAGGTAATTCTATTCTACCTTGTTTAGATAATATTCTAATAATTCTTTTTAATAATGGATGTATAAATTCAGATTGTAGTCTTCCAAAAGAAGAACCTATCTGTCTAGATAAATCTGCCATTCTTTCAGAAACTTCTGTTGCTGTCATTGGAGTTCCTTCTGGTCTTCCAAGAGCTTCCATGTATAAAGCTTTTTTAATATTCTGCCTCATATCATTTAATACTAATTGAGCTACATCAAAATTAGATGCAGATTGTATAGCACTTAATCCTCTTGATCCTGGAGCTACTGGTATTAAAGATCCAGGTACTAACGCTATGTTGTCTGGATTAATTACACCATCATCTTCATAAGTATAAACTCCAGATACTGACATTTGTGCATTTTGTAATATTAACTCAACAGTTAAGTTACAAGTTTTAATAGCACCCATAGCATTAAATATTGGCCCTCTACCATATACTTCACCAGATGCTTTATTCCATCTAAATACTAAATAAGGATTAGATCCTTCGCCTTGATATTCTTCTTCAAATATAACTGCTTTAGGATTATCTAATACAACACAATATTTATATTTTTCTTCATTCTCTTGATAAATTTTATATACAGCTTCAATAATAGTTAATTCTTTTTTTTGTTGTAACAAATCAAAATTTTCAGGCATTACAGCTTTAGGATATAAAACTTTAATATGTTCTGGTTTTACTTTTCTAGTTCTATAAACTGTATCAATTTTTCCATCTGGGCCATTTAACAAACATACTTTTGGTAATGGTACAGCAGTAAATTTAACAGGATTAACAGCATCACCTTCTTCAACTAACATACATCCAGTACCAACAGCAAGATCCATGAATGCTTCGTGTACTTCTTGATTAAAGTTTGAGTTTTGTAATACTTCAAAAACATATTCTGTAATTTTATCTAATTGTAAATTAACTTGTGATTTTTGTTCTTCTGGTATTTCAACACCTGCTTGGAAATCTGCCCATCTTGCAAATGTAGGTACGATACCAGATTGTAATCTTGATGCAAATTCTTGTACACCTACTACAGCAGTTTCATCAAAAATTTTATCTGTTCTTTTTTGTCCTGGCGACTCATCATAAAAAGATTCTCTATTAGGTAAACAATATTCATAAGCTTCTTCAAACTTTTCTCTCCAATGATCTTTTACAGATACAGCTTCTTTGTATTTTTCTAAAATAGCTGCTGCTTTATTTGATGTATTTATTACTGGTGTATCGTCTATTTTATAATCCATTAATCTTCCTCGCTTAATAAGAATCTTCTATATGCAGAAATTCTTCTATTGTTAACACTTCTTCCTATCATTCCAGATCTATTACCACTTTTTTTAAATAGACTTTGTTTTACTTCTGTTTTTTTTGGTTCCATAGATTTATTTTCTGCTTCTACTTCTTTAAGAACTTTTTGTTGAATACTTTGATTACTATCTCTATTATTTTTATAACCTGGATTTGGATTTCCATAAGCATCTGTTTTACCAGATAATCTATTATTCATATAAGATTTATAACTTTCCAAAGTATCTACATATCCAGCTCTATTTTTACTTTTTAAAACTTTTTCTCTATAAAATTTTCTATTTCTTTCAAACATTTTTTGTCTAGTTTTTGTACCTAAAAAAATATTAGTAACTAAACTTACAGGGCCTGTTACTGGAATTGATTTTACTTTAGCATTATCTAATTGAGATTTACCAACAGCTGCAGTAACTTTTGCTTTACTTGCTCTAATTTGATTACCAGTTGCTACTGTAGTATTTGATGATCCACTGCTTGTATGTGGATTTGGTCTGCTAGTTGTTTTACTTGCAGATATGCCTTTGCTTTTAGAAGTTGTTTGACTTCTGTTTCTATCAGCTCCTCTTTCTCTGTTACTAGATCCATATCCGTAAGGCATATTATTTTTTACTCCATTTGTTTTTTAGTTCTACTATAAAAACTTTTATTTTAAAAATTATTTTATTTATAAATTTCATCATCTAAATCTTTTAGTTTTCGCTGCGATACTTTTAGGTTGCTTAACGAATTGTTTTCCTTTTTTATTTCCACGTGCTTTAGCTGCATTAGTTGCTGATTTTTCTTTAGCCGTAAGAGCCTTCCAAGCTTTCTTAGGTAAATATCTTCGTTTGCCTTCTGATTTTTTACCACTGCTTGTTTGCCATTTTTGTTTTCCCCATTTGGTAAGCTTGTTGGATGAAGACTTAGATCCTCTATAGCCTCCACCTGCTTTTTTATAAATTTTTGTAGCAAGTTGCATAGCCCTAGCACTGTGTTTACCTCCCATTCTTGCTTTAGCTTGAGCTTTAGCTCTTGCCCATAAAGCAGGTTTAGTTTTTTTTGCAACAGCCATTAAGCTTTTTTCTTATTGTTGTTTGCAAAACTTCTTGCTGCAGCCACACTACCAAAGCCCCAAGCTTTTAATGCTAAAGCTTTTCTAGTTGGTCTGCCTTTACTATCCTTCATTGGTCCTTTCATTCCTGCAAATCTTGCAGCAAAAGAAACCCTTCTAGGATTCTTACCTTTTTTAACTGGTGCTTTTAAGTTAGATCCTTCTTTACGTTTAAAGTAAGCTCTACCTCTAGCATTCAGTCCACCTTTAGGATTCTGATATACCTTTGCTACCATTATCCAAAGAAACCTCTACCACCTGCTTGACCAAATAATGATCTAGAACCAATAACTCCTTTAGCAACTTTTCTTTTATAAGTTTCTTGTTGCTTTTTTAATTCAGCAGCTCTTGCTTCTTCTTCTTTTCTTTTAGCTTCTAGCTCAGCTTCTAATGCTGAATTGTCTGGTGGATCTTGTTGTTTCCCAAGTATTGAACCCATTATAACTCCTCGTCATCCATATCATCAAAATCATAAGAAGTTAACGAACCCATATTAGCTTCCATTTCTCTTAAAAGATCATCTTCTTGATCATGAAGATCTCTCATTTCATCAATGATTTCTTGTACAGACTTTTGTTTTTTTTTAATTTTTGACATTTGGATCCTTAATTTTTTGATTAAATGACTTATATCCTGCTTTTATCAACGCACAATAAAGCTGATAGGGAGTTAAGATATACCATTTATAGAATCCTATTAGACGCATTATAAATGAAACGCAGGTCATATCTTTTATTCTAAAGAGCTGCCACTGTTCTTTTTCTGGGCATCTTAATACTTCATAGTCTTTCAAATAGAATAACATATTCTCAAGTTCTTTTGCAGTTAGTAAACTATGTTTTATTCCTGCATGAGTATATTCTAAATGAATCCATACATTTTTTTCTGGATCAAAGTTTAAAGCACCACAATGTTTAAAACCTTTTTTTAAAAACTGTAGCCATTCTGGATATGGATATTCATCTGCTTCGTAAAAATATACTAACCATTCCTTTTGAATATGTCCCATACTTTCCTTTTACTTATACCTGGCTTTTGAAATACATCCCATTGTTTTTTAGCAACAGTTGGCTGTGTTTGTATTTTACCAGACATCATTGTTCTGCCTTCACCAGCTCCCATCATTAAATATTGTAAAGCATCATGAACGTGAGAGTATCTATTCTTTAATGGTTTCTCATCATATCTATCTCCAGATACTTGAAGTCTTCTATAATGATAACCACCATTAAAACCTTTTTTAAGATTGATACAATCAGTACTCATATTAAATCCTGGTGATCCATCTACTAATCTTGATAGTGTAGAATCAACAGCTTCTATTCTTAAAGCAACATCATTAGATGGTGCAGGTATAGCTTTTAATCCACAGTTTCTCATAATTTGAAATGGAGTTCTTTCATCTGTTTGTGATCTAAAATCTCCAGCAGGATCTCCATAGATCATAACTTCATATCCTTTATATAATTTTGCAATCTCTCCTCTCAGTAATTCTGAGAATCTTATTACACCCATTTCAAAACAAACAAGCTCATTTATAATATTCCATTTACCTGTTGTAGTTCTTTGACCAAAGACAGCAGCAGGAGTTAATCCAAAGTCAACTCCAATCCATATTGGTTGTCCTGGTATTAAATCTATTTTATTTTTTGTAATGTGTAATTCTTCTTTGAAGCTGTGATATACAGGTTTACCTTCTTCAATAGATCCTAGTTTATTTAAAACATAAACATCTATCCATCCTTTTGTTTTACCTCTAATAATATTTTCATAATATTTTTCGGTTAGGTTTTTTTTATTTTCTGATTTTTTGTTATCTTCATAACCAGTTATAAATCCATCCTTACCTTTGTTTTCTAGCAAAGCAGGAGGTTGTGTATAGAAACTCCAGTTGTCTGGTTTGATTAACATTAAAGCTTCATCTCGAGAGATGTGGTCTGGTACAGGTACATCTGCTGCCATGATCGGCCACCAGTGATCTTCTTCTGGTGCATTGGTATCAGCTATAACTCCATACCAACTAGCTCCACCTTCTCTCATACTAGGAAATCTTCCTACCCTCATAGTACAAGCATCTATAATTGATTTGGGTATTTCTCTTGCTTCATTAACCCAAACGCCAGTCAATTCTAATGATAGTAATTTCTTAACATCTTCTGGTCTATCAAGAGCTAAGAAGATAACTTCTATATCAAGTTCACCAACTAAGATTCTATGAGTATAAGGAACACTCCAGGCGAAGTTACCCCAAGTATCTTCTGGAAACCAATCTAACCATGTTTTGATTGTTGTAGTTCTAAGCTGTGGATTTGTATTTCTAATTACAGCCCATCTAGATTTTCTTTTACCTTCTGCATTCTTCTGTTGTAATAATGATCTTCTAAAGATCTCAATACAACAAGCAACTGACTTACCAGATCCTACTGGCCCACGAAGTCCTCTAAAGAAGTCGTCAGACTTCATAAATTTTTTTAAAGTATCACCTTCTGGTTTGTATTTAAAATTAATCGACATTTACACCAACATTTGCTTTTAACAGATTGTATATTGTTTCCTCACCAAAAGCTTCTACAAGTTTATCAGCTTCATAGTCTGTTATCATATGTGTTGGATAATGTTTAAGATGTGTATTCTTAACGATAGTTCTTAATCTTTTTCTATCTTTTAAACTTAAATTATTGAGGAACGACATTTTAATTGTTCTACCCTTTCTAATACTATTTGCAAGATTTCTTCTTCTTTACCATACTTAGCTTCAAATTCTTTCTTAGCCATGTGTATAGAGAAGTTTCCTTGATGATGATCGTGACATAACGGAATTACGTGGAAGTGGCTTGTACGCCTTCCTATGCCAGTTCCAGGAGGTCTTATATGATGTAGGTTAGCTGGTCTTTCGCAAACATAGCAGCCAAGCTCAGCTACCCACCTCATATGTTCTTTTTCTTTCTTTGTCGCCATTACTTCTTTTTCATTTTGGCAATGATCTTTTTTTTAAGAGCTTCTGGTAATGATTTCTGTTTTGAGCTTAACTTGCTTTTTGCAGCAGGTCTTCCTCTTTTTGAACCGTAGGTTCCTTTTCCGTAGGGCATTGTTCCTCCATTACTTGTTCGTATGTTGATCTGCATCCATCTGGTGTTGCAGCACTTGCCATCTGTATTGCTTGTATATCATTTTCAGCTGAATATACAATCTCTCTTTTGAGAGTGTCATCTTGCCATATATTAACTTTGTAATTCATGTTCTCTCCTTTGTTTGTTGGAAAGAAGAACCTTATAGAACTAAAAAAAATTTTGAAACGCACTTAGGCTAACGCCCTTGCCCTTTGTACCTTGTTTGTTTCTTTTGCCTTTTGGCTGATTTGTTTTGGCTCTTAGTATGAACGCCCTTTCTTTTCTTAGGCTTGTCTCTTGGTATAAAATGTGTGAACTTCTGTTTTGCCATGCGTACCTTTTTGAACCCTGTTGTCTGTG